ACGCTAAGTTATCCCCAACATTTAATAATATTAAAGGCTACGTCTCATCTGGGTTTTATGCAGACTCATACGGTGCTGAATTTTTAATATTTAATGCTACAGATACAGCCTTAAATCTTGACGAAACAAGCGGTAACTATCTAAGAATTCAGGGCGTTACATTTACACAAGACACTACCCACGAGTTAACAGTTGATGAATACTTTAAAAAACGTAGTAATTTTTCTAATCCATTACTGACTGGATCTTCTCAGATTGTTTCTCCGCAAGTTGAGAAGCAAAGGTTTGATGAAATTAAAAGAAGTAGAATGATTTATGGAAATAATGAGTTTACTTTGGATACTCCATACATACAAACGCAAGATGATGCAGAAAATTTAATGGGTTGGATGATAGACAAACTTATGGTTCCTAAAAAATCAGTTGGTTTAAAAATATTTGCAACTCCAACAATTCAACTTGGAGACATTGTAACAATTAACTATAAGGATTTTAATAATTTAGATTTAGTCACTTCAGTTGATTCTAGATTTATAGTATATAATATTGAGTATTCAAGAAAAATAAATGGTCCAGACATGACACTTTATTTAGCGGAGGTATAGTATGTCATTAGACTGGCAGAACTACGAAAGACAAAAGTCAAAACAATCTGACAACACAATTAGCACTGCGGTAGATGCTGCAAAAACAGCAGAAGCAATATCAATTGTAGGAGCAGCGCAAGTAGCAGCAAGAGGTGGAGTAAACGCTCAAGGATATTTTAATGATGTTCCTGCATATCAACAGTTAACTGCAAATGAAAGAAAATCTGTAACACTGTCCAATGGCCACATAGATTCTATGGGAATGCTTGCAATTTTAAATAAAAAAGAAGCGGAATATTTTGGAAGATCTTCAGACTCTGGAATTATAAAAGCAACAGCCCCATCATCTGTAAATATTACAGCAACACCTCCAGCACCAGAACCAGAAATGTTTTCTGCAAGAATGTTTGCTGCTCCACCACCAGTTAAAACAGCGACCCTAGATATTATATTATTTGATGAAGAGTCCGTTCCTACAGATGGAATGTTTGATCAGATATTTGAAAATATTGGCGGTCAAGAACTAATTAGCATAACAAGGTCTGATATTGTTAATGGACAAAAAATATCATATCAGCCAATCAAAAACCTTTCAGCCATTCAGCAAAGATATAATCCAAACAACATACTTAGCCTACAGCAAACCGCAGATAAGTTTTTTGCTGGATTTTCAATTAAACTAGAAGACAAAATTCCAGAAACTGGCAACGGAACTAATGGAGAAAACGTATACCTTAACGCAGCAGGAGACTTAATTATTGAATTTATTAACGTAAATCCTGACGAACAAGTAGAAACACAAATCAGCGTAAGTGGTACAATATATGAAGCAGATCTTGGAGACTACGCCTCATGATAACTAATACTGGTAAATCTATTATTGCAAAGTATTTACTTGGACAGGCCCCTGCCTATGCCTCGTATATTGCTATTGGTTGTGGTGCTACTCCTTTAGATACCGCCGATGAAATCGGAGATTATTCAACAAAAACAAATTTAGATTTTGAAATGTTTCGTGTTCCAATATCTTCTAGAGGTTTCGTAAACGAAGACGGTGTAGATAAAATTGTTCTAACAGCAGAACTACCAACAGAAGAAAGATATGAAATATCTGAAATTGGAATATATTCTGCAGGATCTAATCCATCTGCAGGAGCATATGACAGTAAAACAGTATTTGCATTTACACAAACAGAAAACTGGCAATATGTAACAGCAGCATCAGCAGTAGCAATTGATACAGAATCTGCTGCACTGGATGCTCCAAACTATGACAACGTTATTGCTGTAACAGATCCAGTATTTCAAACAAGCGCAGACAATCCAATATTTTTTAAATCACCAAGAGTTGCAAGATATGAAAGGCCAAGATTTTTAAATAATATAATTATGATAAAGGGCAATGAGTCTGATCTTGACATTGAATCTGATAGTGGTCCAACACAAGATACTTTTGCAATTGGAGCGGGATCAAACTATATTAGATTAAGCGGAGCAACAGTTGACTTTACAAAGAACTCTCCAACAGATGAATTAAGATTAGCATTCTCAATAGTAAATAGAGATGGAACATACGGCGCTGGCACTCAACCAGAGAGGGCTAGAGTTTTAGTTTCATTTGAAAATACAAGCGGAACAGAGTTTGCAAGGCTTGAAGCAGAAGTTGCTGATGATAGCAGTGGCGGACAATATGATTTTGCTACAGAAAGATATTTTGTTGTAAAAAAACAACTTCAAGAACTATACAGAACATCTGGATTTGACTGGAATGCTGTTTCTGTAGTTAAGGTGTATGCATGCGTTATTGATGGAGTCAATCCATCTGGCAATTATTATGTAGCCCTAGATGCCTTAAAATTAGAAAATGTCGCTACAGTAAATCCACTTTATGGACTAACAGGGTATTCAGTAATTCAAACTGCAGGTGCAGCAACAATAGTTAAGAGTCCTAATACTAGTAACTATGTTGAATTTAGATTTTCAGTAGATCTTTCTAGCGGAAACAATTCATAATGGCTGATGCAGGAATTAAAAAAGTTATAATTAAAAAAGCATCTTTGCCACCATTAGATCATGACAAGGTTGGATACGTATTTAGATACAGAATTGTTTCTGAAGATAAAAACAGAACTTCTCAGTGGTCTCCAATAAATCTTGTACTAGATGATTCAATTACTGCTGTTGCTGGAGCCGTACAGGTTTCAACATCAGTTATCAGTGCAGTTTGGGGAGATGAATTAAATAGACCAAAGTATGATGTTTTTGTTGGATTTGATGGGGCTACAGCAACCTACCACGGCACAACACCAATCCATTCATATCAATTTATTAAAACTGGAACTACAAATGTACGTGTAATTATTCAAGTTGAATCATCTGAAAAAACTCTAAATGCCAATTTCCAAATATACAACTCTGGCTTAGTTTCTTTGGTATAATAAAATAGGAGGAATAAATGGCAAAAGTACCACTACCAGAAAGAGGGCAACCTCTTGATGTTACATATTTATATCAATTAATTGAGGCCGTAAATGACCTTTCTACAAATGTTGCTTCTAAGCAGACAAGTAAAACAATTATTGATACAGCAAGCGCAGGCAAAGCAGAGGTGCAAACCTCTAACACAAGAATAGTAGGCGGGCTAGTTGAAGTTGCAAATAACTCAACAGTTTCGGCGGGTAACGAAAGAACGTTTACTTATGACTTTAAAGACTTTAAATATCCACCAATAGTATCAGCAACACCAGTTAACACTGGACAAACACCAGCAGGACAAAACGTAAATATTGTTCTAAAAAGTGTTACAGAAACAAGGGTAGAGGGTGTTGTAAGGTTTGGGGCTTCTGGCGACCTATCTTTATCAGTGCATCTAGTTATTGTTGGAATTCCAAACTAAGGGAATAATTAATGATTTCTTGCAAAAAATGCAAGGGTAGAATTTTTGTTGATAGACAATACAGCAGTGCTCAACATATGGAAACATATTGTATGGGATGCGGACTAAGAACATTTTTTCATCCTCCAACAGAAAGTGAAGAAGGTAGATGGCTACTAGCAAAGGAAATATTGAGAGCCAAGAATACAATAACGAAACTGTAATAAAAGGTAATAAAAAAATATGGTTTCTTAATGGGGACTTGGTAAGGCTACATCACAGTTCAAGATCTACTGGAATGGTTTCTGTTTATAATATTACTAAAGATAGAATTGAGACTTGTTTACGTTCCGACTTTAGAAAAAATAGAGAACGTGCATACACTGTTGCTGAGACTGCTAAATTAATTAATCGTCATAGAAAATATATGCCTAAATTAATGAAGACTGGAATGATACCAAAACCAATTGGTGCAAGGTTAGATGGACAAAGAGGTTGGCAAATTAGATCTTATTATTCAGAAAGCACGGTAAGGGATATACGTGCTATACTGGCTACTATACATATAGGACAACCAAGAAAAGATGGGCTTATAACAAATAATATGACGCCTACAAGCCAAGAATTGACAAGGCGCATGGGTGACGGTATACTTACATATACGAAGACAGAAGATGGTAGATTTATTCCTGTTTGGGCAGAGAATATTTAAAAATAGAAATGGTGGGGTATGGAAGAAAATAAAAACACAAAGGTATCAGTAACACTAGGATACACACACAATCTAGGAAATT